ATAGTCGTATGATTTTTACATTTAGTGGTACATCAGAGTGGAAATCTACAATAAGTTTTTTTAACACAGAGGATTTTCAAAAATGGTCAATAGTTAACCATGATGTTAAACATGGTGGTACTTGGGAAACATATAAACAACCAGCCAAAGATTATATAAACAAATACATTAAAGACGAAACTTATAGAAAAAACAAGACAAAAGAGCCATCACTAATTAAGATTTTGATAGGTGCAGCTGAAGGTAAATATGATTATGAACATCGACAAAAAAGAAGAGAAAACCCTAGTCAATTAAAACTTGTGTTAGAGGATGGTAGGTTTTGGACATTGAATGAAAAAATACCAGATGAAATCTACAACGATTTTCTAATAGAAAAACATAAAAAACCGATTCGGCAAGTTGGATGGACGATAATGTGATTGGAGAATAAATCATGACTAAAATTTTGAATAAGTATTCGGATGACAATATAATTGAAAGTTGTTACGATGATTTGTATAGTTATACTGTCTATTACGGAGAACAAGTTGTTGATGTAGAAGTTGGTGACAGTGCATGGTATTACCGTTTTATGAATGGCCGATGGTCTGGACACACTAAGAGGGGTCCGGGCACAGTAAATAGTGATAAGTTATGTGTTGTCATAAGGGGATATGCTCCGGCCGATAGAAGTGTACAAATTATGGGAACAAACCTACCGTATATCAACGGGTGTTCAACCGAATCTTTACTGCCTCCAGTGCGTCCAGGCGATCCAACCATGCAGTTGTTACACATGCCATCAGGCAGTTCAGAACAGGAAGAACATATACACTCGACTGTTAGAGTAGTCTATATTTTAGACGGGTCAACACAGTGCATATACAGAACTAATTTGGGTGGTGAAGAATGTTTATGGATAAAAAAAGGTGATGTTTTACTATTAGAAAAAATGTGTCCACATCACTTTGTTACAAAAGAGGAGTCATTGTTGTGTAGTCCGTTACATATCTGGAGTTCTGTAGGAGCTATAGAACAAAATCATCCAATGTTCAACGGCACCCACCTTTTATCTAAATAGTATTATGGAACAGAACTATCTAGGAAACCCAAACCTCAAAAAAGCTAATGTCCAACAAGAATGGACAAAAGAGGAACTTCAAGAGTATAAGAGGTGTATGGATGATCCACAATATTTTGTAGAAAACTACATTATGATTGTTTCTCTTGATGAAGGTCTGGTGCCGTTCAAGCTCTATGACTTCCAAAAAGAGATGGTAGGGACGTTTCATAACAACCGATTTACGATATGCAAACTACCCAGACAGTCTGGTAAATCAACTACGATCATTGCATATCTTCTTCATTATGTTTTATTTAATCCAAGTGTGAATGTGGCAATCCTTGCAAACAAGGCTGCTACTGCAAGGGATTTGTTAGGTAGGCTTCAACTCGCATATGAGCATTTGCCGAAGTGGTTACAACAAGGCGTTATGTCTTGGAACAAGGGCAGTCTGGAGTTGGAAAATGGTAGTAAAATACTGGCATCTTCTACTTCTGCAAGCGCTGTTCGTGGTGGTTCTTACAACATTATCTTTCTGGATGAGTTTGCCTACGTCCCAGCAAACGTTGCAGAGCAGTTCTTTAGTTCAGTTTATCCAACAATCAGCTCTGGTAAAACAACTAAGGTGATGATTGTTTCAACCCCACACGGTATGAATATGTTTTATAAGTTGTGGACAGATGCAGAGGAAGGAAGAAACGAATACATTCCAATTGAGGTGCATTGGAGTGAAGTTCCCGGCCGTGATGAGGCATGGAAACAACAAACAATTAAAAATACATCAGAGGCACAATTCAACACAGAATTTGAATGTGAATTCTTAGGATCAATTGATACACTAATTACGCCGGGCAAGTTGAGACAGATGGCATATAGGGCCCCGGTGAAGTCTAATGCTGGGTTGGATGTTCATCAACATCCCGAAGATGGACACACATATTTCCTAACTGCTGACGTTTCTAGAGGTACACAAAACGACTATTCTGCTTTTGTGGTTGTAGATGTGACAGAAATTCCATACAAGATTGTCGCAAAGTTTAGAGACAATGAGATTAAACCCCTTCTTTTTCCCGCTAAGATATACGATGTTGCAAGAGCATATAACCAAGCATTTGTTATGGTAGAGGTTAATGACATTGGAGAACAGGTTGCTAATGCTTTACAGTTTGACTTGGAGTATGACAACCTAATTATGGCTTCTATGCGTGGACGGGCCGGACAAGTCCTTGGAGGTGGGTTCTCTGGTGGGCGAGCGCAGTTGGGGGTAAGAACCACTAAAGCTGTCAAACGTATCGGTTGCTCTAATCTAAAACAAATGGTTGAGGATAATAAACTAATTGTAGAAGATTTAGAGATTATCACAGAACTATCCACATTTATTGTCAAAGGACAATCGTTTGAGGCTGATGAGGGATGCAATGATGACTTGGTAGCATGTCTGTTTATGTTTTCATGGGCCACAGACCAACAATATTTCAAAGAACTATCAGATCAAGATATTCGTGCAACTATGATGAAAGAACAACAGGACATGTTAGATCAGGACATGGCACCATTTGGATTTATCCTTGATGGTCTTGAGGAAGAAAATATTGGTAATATGGTGGATGATTATGGAACAAAATGGAATCCTGTAGTACGAGACAACAGTACAGATTGGTAAATCCCTATATAAATTCTATAAGATCATGGTCTAGTTTGATGAAACAATTTGAACAAACGATAGACGATTCTTTGATTAACTCCAATGCTTCTTTGCGGCTTTCGTCATTCATACCTTTGCGTTGAGTCAATTTTCTAATTTTATTGTGGTGGGGGTGAAATTTCAGACATACTGTCTCACTTTCTCCACAATGAGAACATGACTTTTCAGCAAGGTATTCGTTTAACCACACAAGACGTTGACGGTAGTTTCTTTTGGATACGTTTTTGATCGTTTCTTTATATTTTTCGTAATGCTCATTCATATATTTATTTATAAGAATCCTAACATATAAAAAGAGTGTTTTAGGAATCTGTTTTTTATAAATAATTGCAATGAAAAGAATAAACTCTAACGTAGAGTTAGGTTCTCTACAGAAAAAGGAGTAAGGAAAATGGGTTTTTTAGTGTCGCCAGGCGTACATGTAAGAGAAATCGACTTAACAAATATTGTTCCTGCTCTTCAAACTAATATAGGTGCTATCGCTGGTCCTTTTGAAAAGGGCCCAGTTGCTTCAGTTACAAATATTAGTTCGGAAGCAGAACTGGTTTCAATCTTTGGTAAACCAAATTCAAATAACTTTGAATATTTTTTCACTGCTGCAAACTTTTTGCAGTATTCTAATGCACTCAAGGTAGTGCGTTGTGAGTCCGCCGTTTTGAACGCCGCTTCAAACCTTGGACTTTTAATTAGAGATGCAGATCACTACACCAACTCTTTCAGAGATGGTCAAGGTAGTGTTGGTCCTTGGGCCGCACGAACAGCCGGTGAACACGGTAATAGTGTCGCCGTTTCAATTTGTGCAACAGCTACTGCATTCTCTCAAGATATCACAGGTGCAAACCAAGTTGCTGCGGCGGCTTCAAGTGGCGCTACTTCAATCACGGTTGACGATGTTGATCTTGCAGATAATGCGATTAACGTTGGAGATATCCTATCATTCTTCACCGATAGTGGTTTCGGAACACCAGCTACAGGACATGCTGGTAAAGAATATGAAGTAACTGCTCGTGACACTTCTGCAAATACTATCACAATTCGTGAGTTGGATAATGTAAGTGGGTCAGGACTTGCTGCTTCGCTTGCAGACAATTCCTTCATTCGCAGACGTTGGAAGTTCTACGATCTCTTTGATTCTGCGCCAGGAACGTCTGATTGGACAACCCAAGAAAGTCGGGGAACAGCTGATGAAATGCACGTTGTTGTATATGATACAACAGGTAAGATTTCTGGTTTCGCAGAACCCGTTGCTGGTCAACGGACACTTGCAGTTTTGGAAACATATTCAGCAATGTCCAAGAACCCAAATGCAAAAAATGCACAGGGTGGAACAAATTACTATGCTGAAATAATTTATGTTCAGTCAGCTTTCATTTACTGGATGGATCATCTTGGAGCCGGTACTAACTGGGGAACAGACCTTGATGCATCAAATGCGGTTATCTTAAACGGAACCGATTCAACTGGATCAAACGAAGGTGACAATGTTATTGATGAAACAGATGGAGACAACATTATTTTGAACACAGATGCTGGTTCATTTACAGCGGTGAATTCACCAACATATGACACTCTTACAGGTGGAACAGACGATTATGCTGTGACAGCTGGGGAAAAGAGAACTGCTTATGATCTCTTTGCAAATGTTGAACTTCATGACATTAACTTTATTCTTGGTGGACCTTCTGTTACAATAACAGGAAGTTCCTTTGGTTCGCCTGGTGATGAGTTTGATACTCATGGTACAATGCTCACCGATCTTGCAGAACTTCGCAAAGACCTCGTAGCATTTGTTTCCCCTGCTCGTCAGGCGGTGGTGAACGTTCAAAGTTCAAACACACAAACAACAAATGTTAAAAATTGTTTTGACACTCTACCGTCATCCTCTTATGTGGTTTATGACAGTGGTTACAAATACATGTATGACAAGTATAA